TATGCTCATTGTGATGAACATGTGATAGAAATGATTCCTAAATATACTCAGTACTTAGCTACTGCACATTATATCCATAATAAAGATAGTAGAATTACAAAGGCAGCAGAAGATTACGTTTTATCATTAAACGATTCTGATGCTATAAACTGGGTTAGTGAAAATACATCTAATTATCAATGGACCCATGATTTATGGTTTTGGTTACATAAAGAATTTTGGTTTAGATATGATGAGATGCATGAAATATGGGAAAAATTATATAATAAATTAAGTCATAAACCTGATGGTATAAAAGAGGGTGAATTAACTTGTCCTCCATTAACTGTTGCATCTGGATTCCAAGTAGAAGGTTTAGAAGATGATATTCAGAATACTATTGAAGGATATAGAAATTATTATATAAAATGGACTAAAGATAAAAATGCTAAGTGGGGTGGTATAGTTGAAAACATGAGACAACCTCCAAACTGGATTGTAGAATATGCCAACGTATGATTATAAATGTTCAGAATGTGGACATACATTTGAGGAGAATTTAAAAATTGCAGACCGCGATGCTCCTACTGAAATGCCATGTGAACAACAAATACAACAGACTAAACACATGTTTACTAAGTGTGGTGGTAGAGTTGAACAAATAATTGGTGTTCCTTTATTTGCTTATGATAATATTAAAACAAAACATTTTAATAAACCTAAAGAAGTTGGTCAACTTAAAGATAGATTAGCAGATATTAAAAGTAAACATCCTAATAGTACTATATGAAAAATTTTGTACATCTTGCCAATCGACCAGAGTTGTCGTTTGGTATGAGAACTGAATATCACAATGGGAAGAGACACTATGTTACACCTGAAGGTGAATCATATCCATCAATCACAACTGTCCTCGGTGAGCTCAACAAAACTTCAATACTTGAGTGGCGAAAGCGTGTTGGAGAAACCGAAGCGAACAAAATATCGACAAAGGCTTCCCGTAGAGGAACAAGCGTACATTCTGTCTGTGAGTCCTATATCAAAAATGAAGAAGGATATCTTGACGGACAAACACCTAATATTGTCGAATTATTCAAGAGTATTGAACCATACCTTGAAAGAATAGATAATATACATGGAGTAGAATTAGCATTATATTCTGATCATTTTGGTTTAGCAGGAAGAACTGATCTAATTGCTGAATTTGATGGTACATTATCTGTAATAGATTATAAGACAAGTAATAAATTAAAAAGAAAAGCATGGTGTGAAAATTATTTTGCACAAGGATCCTTTTATGCGGTAGCATACGAAGAGTTGACAAATATTCCCGTTTCTCAAATAGTAATTATTATTGCTGTTGATGAAGAGGTTCCACAATTATTTGTTGAACACCGTAATAATTGGATTGATACAATATGGAAAGCTAAAAATTTATATGAACTAAATAATAATGAAACTGTTGATGTTTCTGAATAGCAGTTAAGACACCGGTGCGATTCCGGTCAGCTCCACCAAGGAATCATATGGAACATTGGGTAAAATGGACTTTACTATCTTTATTGGTTTGGTGTGTAATCATATACGCAGTCGTGTATTTTGGTTTTATGTGATTCATTGCTGGGGCTGTAATAGAATTCGATTGGTTGTAATGTCAGAAAAAGAGGTTTCGTTTAAATATAATCGCAAATAATTCCGATTATGAACCTGCATATGCATACGCTATTGCTGCGTAAGATATAGCCGAGTTGTGGCCGTCACTTGGGAACAGAAGCACGGTCAGCTACACACAACACACACACATAAATGAAAGGAACAATATGTCTAATCCATATGAATTAAGATTTAGACTTTTAGAGATGGCACAAAGTTATCTCCAAGAACAAGAACAACGCGAACAAGACTTTATTTACAATGCATGGGATCTTGCAAAGGAAAATGGAGTTGCAACTATGGAGTTGTTTAAAGAACTTCAGCCAGAATCTTATACCATTGAGGATATTAAGAAGAAGGCAGCTGAACTTTACGAATTTGTAGAGAAACAGTAACAATAAAATAGGGGAGTTAATAGCTCCCCCTAAAAGGAAATATGTCAGAATACCGAGGTGGTTATAAAGCAATACCTGCGAGATATGTTCAGGTTAAATTTGATCGAACTAAATATGAAAATTATTTAAAAGAAGGTGATTTAGCAGAACGACAAGCAGGGATTGAAAGGGGTGAACCTAATGCTATTAACCCCTTATACGCAGGACGTGATACCAACTTAGGTGGAGAAGATTACGTTTATTTTTATCCTGAACCAATGGATATGGGCAGAGTAAAAGTTACACATGAAAACAATGATTGGGTTTTCCAATGGGAAGACAGGAGATATTAAAATGTCAGAACAAGTACAAGCCGTAGAGGTAAGAAAAAGACGAGCTCAATGGTCTAGAATAAGTTTATCTTGGGCTATTGTTGGAACTTTTATATTTTTAGTTTACTTATTATTTTTCGCGGATATAAAAGAAGATTCTAAGGATTTAGTTAATATATTGGTTGGTGCATTTGTTGCAGTTTTAGCAAAATCAACTGATTACTGGTTCAAGGACAAGGATGATCCTGAACATAAGGAAGCTGAAGCATTAAATGGTAATTAAAAATTATAATGAGTACAAGATTAAACAATTCTATATTGTTTTCAGAAAATATTGAAAAATTGGTACGTAGTACTAATATGTCTTATATTGATGCAGTTTTACATTATTGTGAAAAAAATAAATTAGAGCCCGAAACTGCCGGTAAAATGATTAATGGAAAATTAAAACAGAATATTCAAGAAGAAGCTGAGGATTTACATTTAATATCTTCTTCTGCCAAACTTCCTTTGTGAAAGGAGGTACTTGACAAATGAAATAAATATGTTATAATATAGTTATATTTCGCAATACAATTAATACAACGCAATACAAATTATACGAAAGGAAAATATGTCGTTTGCAGATATGAAGAAAAAACGTGGAGAAAAACTCCAATCACTCCTACAAGAAACCGCAAAACTCAATACTCCAGCACAGGGTCAAGGTGATGATGATCGTTTCTGGCGTCCAGAATTGGACAAGTCAGGCAACGGTATGGCAGTAGTTCGTTTTCTGCCAGCACCTGATGGTGAAGACCTTCCGTGGTCACGTTCATGGAATCATGGATTTCAGGGACCGGGCGGTTGGTATATTGAAAACTCTTTAACTACTCTTGGTCAGAAAGATCCAGTAAGTGAATATAATTCACAACTTTGGAATTCTGGTATTGAGGCAAACAAAGAGATTGCTCGTAAACAAAAACGTAGACTTACTTACATTGCTAATGTTTACGTTATTAAAGATCCTGCCAATCCTCAGAACGAAGGTACTATTCGTTTGTATAAGTTTGGTAAAAAGATTTGGGATAAGATCAATGATAAGATGAATCCAGAATTTGAAGATGAAACTCCGGTAAATCCATTTGATTTATGGGAAGGTGCGAATTTCAAAATCAAGATTCGTAAGTTGGATGGTTTTTCTAATTACGATAAGAGTGAATTTGAAAATCCTTCTGTTCTTAATGAAGATGAAGCTAAGATGGAAGAAATCTGGAAGTCTGAACATTCATTGGCGGAATTTACTGATCCCAAGAATTATAAAACTTATGCTGAGTTGAAAGAGAAGTTAGATCGTGTACTCGGAAAACAAACTGATACACCAACTCTTTCACATGATGAAGATGTTCCATTTGATGGTGGTAAACCAATGACTCCTGCACAAGCCGCAGTTAAACCACCTGTAACTGAATCTCATGTAGCAACAGCAGCAACAGCTGAAACTGAAGATGACATGAGTTATTTTAAACAACTTGCTGAAGAGTAATTTTAAACAATAGGTAATTTATTACTTGATTGTACTTTAACTGCAGATGGTGGCAGCAAGAGTCCTTGACTTTGATTTGTTACATTATTATTATTATTAATAACTGTCGGCATCTGCAATCCCGCCGGACCCTGATTATTTAAATCAATTCTACTTCTTTGTAATTGTGCAAGAGTTTGTGCTGCTTGTGCAAAAATTCCTGCGGCTTGATTGTCTAATACTAGTTCAGGAGCTGAAGGTGTTCCATGTAACATTGCAAGGCCTGTACCAGTAACGGGACCTCCAGCTGCAAATTGTGCAGCTCTTTGTTCTATTATTTTAAATACATCTTTTGCATTATCTAATCCACTACTAAGTTGTTCTTCTCTAAATCCTTTTTTCAATTTTGCCAAATCAGCTTGGCCCATTGTCTCTACAGCTTTCTTAAGTGCTTCTGTATCTACATCTTTACTTCCAATGTCTGTAATGCCCCAATATTTTGATGCTTCTGTATCAGCTTCCATACCAGGAATTAAATTTTTTATTTTATCTACTACCATTCTAAACATAGCAATTAATTTCTCTGGTATTTTTTTAAATAATTCTATTATTTTTTCACCTATTCCTATCTTTTCTCCGCCTTCACTTTCAAATGTTAATAAATCACTAAACCATTTTTTAACTGCTTCCCATTTTTCTGATACGAATCCAGAAAGACTAGACCAACCTGCTGATAATCCTTCTCCTGCCCATGATAAGGCGCTAAAGAAAAATTCTTTTACTTTAGTCCATTGTTCAGAAAACCACGTTGATAATTGACCCCATATTTCTTTTACAAATCCTGCAATTTGTGACCATTTTTCAGATAGCCAGGCGCCAACTGCATTAAATGCTTGTGCTATTTTCTTTGCGCCAATGAGTCCGAGAATACCACCTATAACCATTCCAACCAGACCGCCAAGAAGTGTTCCTATAACGGGAATAAAACTACCGACACCTGCACCAATTAAAGCCCATTTACCAGCATTCTTAAACATATTCATAATACCACCGTCAGCTTCTCCCGCAAAAAATCCTCCCAGAAAAGCAGAAATCTTACCTACACCCCAATCCATACTTGAACCCATGGCTGTTATACCGTCTTTAACTGCAAGTACAAGTCCAGTTATTAATGCCATAGGACTCAAAAATTTCATTAATGTGGGTCCTAATAATCCTTTTATTCCTGTTCCTACAGAAGCAAATGCTGTTTTAATTCCCGTAAATAAAGTAGTACCAAGACCCAGTAATAATTTTTTTAATCCACCTTTTTTAAATAGACTACCTAATGAAAATCCACCCATTGACCATTTCATTGCTAACATCTCTTTTAATGAATCAAATAATCCTCCACCTTCTTCTTCTTTTGTTTCTTGCCAATTTAGAACATTAACATCTTGTACACCAGCCTTATCTTTTCTAGCTCTTGCTGCTTCTTTTCTAGCCTCTTCTTCACCAGCCGCAACAGCTTCTTGTTGCAATAATGTGGCTTTACCTTGATCAACTAAAGTTTTTGTTAAGGCCTTAATATTACCTAATTCGACACCTTCTGTTTGATTTATTTGTGAAAGTTTTAAACTAACTTCACTTAATTTTTTTTCTTCTGGTGTTTCGGCCATTTATTTCCTTTGTTTAGCTTTTCTATTTTGTTCAGCTATTCTATCGTTTTCTTCTTTAATCCATTTTTGTAATAACAATACATATACTTGTCTTTCATACGGTACTAAGTTTTCTATTTCACTAAGACTCCACTTATGATGCTGAATCATGGCGAAATTAGTTTTATAGTAATTCGCCAGGGAATCGTGACTCAGCGCTATGCGAAAAAAGCGTCAATTCCTTGAAGAGTTACTTCAGCAGTTTTTTCACATTTAGAACATTTCCATGTAACATCTTTAGTTAACTTGGGCATGTCTTCAAAAAAACTTCTAACTCTACCAAATTGTTCTGAATTAAGTGATTCAATAAAATCATTTATTTCTTCTCTAGTAGAATCTTTTGCTTGAAATATTTCATCACCTTCCCATATATATTGAATACAATCTGAAATTATTTTAAATATTTCATCTGTAGTCGGATCATTACCCGTTGCAATAAATTTTTGCATTGAATCTATATCGGGATATTTTAATTTTATTCCAATATCCTCGGTAATTTTTATTTTACCGTCAGATACTTTTTCTCTATCTAATTTTATTTCTTCTGCATCTATTGCAATTTCACATATCTGTTGACAATCTTCCGTTTCACAATCTACTGAACCCGGTTTTCGTAATCTAACTTTAATTTCATTGCCAATAGATTTTGCCCTTAGTTGAAGAAAGAAATATTCAATATCAAATGGTGCAAGTGTATCAATATTTACTTTACTTTGAGCACATGCTGATAAAACAGTTTTTATTGCTTTGCCTATAGAAGCACCTTGACCATCTGCTGCCATCATTAACATCTTTTCTTCTTTTACAAGAAAAGGTCTATATGTAACTTTTTGTCCCGTAGACGGGATCTTCAATTCATAAGTAACTGTTGCTACTTTTGGTAATGCCATAATAATCTCCTTAATGCATTATATTTGTTATTGTGGGCCGGGACCCCCTCTGGGTCCACCACCAATAAATCCACTTCTTGAACGATCTCCTGCTTGGCTATCTTGACTCGCACTCATTCTATTCCAATCTCTATAGCTTATTTGAACTTGAATTTCCATCATTTCACTGCTTTCCCAATTAAGTTCATGTTCTTGTATAGTAATCGGCCAAGCTTCAGTTAAAAATGTTCTATATGTGTGCATTCCGGGAGCTGGTGTAACTATGTGTTCAGCGTAATGATATATTTCAACTGATCCTATAAAATCATCATAATATCTCATATTTTTTGATTTTGGAAGTTGTATATGTCGCATCCAATCTTCAAAAAATATTTTAGTTGAAAAATCATTAGTAACATAAAATGTTAATGTAACTGCTTCAAAAGTTGTAGCATATGGTTTAGCTATTTCTACACCATATAATCTATCTTCTGTTGAAGCTAATGTCATGCCAGGAAATTCTGCGGTATGACATAAAAAATCAATAGAACCACGTGGAACTTCGGAATACATTGTTGTAGGTGGAATTACTTGAACCGAAAATTTATTAGCCTTGGCTAATGATCCTTTATTATCAACTTTTGCGAAAAAATCTAATGGATTGAAAGCCATATTTTCCTTATATTCCTATTTTATTCATTGCTGATGCACTTTCAGCCCAGACAGCTGTTTTATTCATTTTTCTAAATCTTTCTACTGGTAAAAATAAAGCAGTACCCCAATCAGCAGGAGGAACTAATATCATTTGTGATTTCATAAATGAATTAAGATATCTATGTAAACAGGGTTTTGCTCTTTTATATCTTGTAAAACTACCTAAACTTTGATATGACAATTTTATTCTTGTTGTTTCATCCATATTTTTATTATTAGCAAATCTCATAAGTTGATCTAATAATATTGCTCTCTCTTTAGGATATAAATAATGAAAATTTATACCTAAAAAACCATCACTATATTTTTCAACTGGTAATACTAAAGGAAACATATCATAATAAGGAAGTGTTTCCTTATGTTTAGGATCATACTTAAAGAAATACATACTACCATATTGCCAAAAGCTAGACCTTTCAGAAGTTGCTAAAATTTTACCTGGCGCATTATAACTTTTAAGTTTAGAGACTATTTGTTGTCTAACTAATGATCTAAACCATTGACCTGCTGTTTTTTGAAGTACTTTAGTAATGCCCGCTCTAATAGCATTAGTTACTATAGTTAAAAATGCTCCGACAACAGGTATAGCTGGTAAAGGCATATAAATTTTCCTTTGTTATTAAAAATACTAGAACTATTTAGTTAATTTAAACACATCATCGGTTATTATACGCCATTCCCATCCTTTTGATTTACAAAATTGTTCTGCAGCAGCAAATTTTGCGCTATTAATACCCCACGTTTTTACTTCCTTTAGATATCTTCTTCTATGTTTAGGGTTTTCTTTTGGTGGTTGTGTTTGTCGTTTTGGCTTAATTTCTATTAATGACTCACCCTTAAGAGTTTTAACCCAGAAATCGGGATAATACCTGTGAAATCTATTATCGATAGGTGATTTATATGGTATAATAACCTCTTCACTTGACCAAGATATAACATCGGGTTGGCGGTCTAGATAGTTCATAAACTTTAATTCCCAACCAGATCGATAAATAATTTTAGTATAATCGCCCTTGTATTTTTTAGGGTTTTGTGGTCTGAATTTTCCTTTGTATGCCATATAAATATATAGTATATTAACGAATTAACATTTATCAGAAAGTAATCAATGGCTGGAGAAAAGCAAGAAGTATTTAGAGGTAATTGGCCACCAGAATTAGGGGCATCCGGAGGAGGTTTAAATCATTGGGTTGAATTTCGCGGAACTACTTTTAAGTTTCATAATCCAACCTTGGAAATAGCATTGTATATTCCTCCAGATGCTTTAAGTACGGGTTATAAATCTGAATATAAGAATTTAGAACTGGGCCAAGCTGGAATGGCGGCCGCACATGCGGCCCAGAAAGCAGAGGGTACATGGGATGCGATTGGTGAATCCGCTAAAGCAGCAAGTATGTCTTATTGGAACAAGGGATTCGAAAATACTATGAAGGAATTGTTAACAGGTTTAACTCCAGAAGTTACAGAAGTAGCTATGCAAAGAGCAGAAGGTAAATCAGTAAATCCTCACATGGTTACACAATATCAGGGACCAACTACACACCGTTCACATAAATTTACTTTTCAAATGATGCCTAAGAGTAGAGTAGAATCTAAAACTGTTGCTAATATAGTAAAAGCTTTTAAATTGGCAATGCATCCAGATCATACGCATGCAGATTCACAGATTGCACCTATTGGCATGTTTGGATATCCTGATGAGTTTACAATAACATTTTTTATTAATGGCGAACCGCAAGATGGTAAATCGGGTAATGGTTTATATAGAATAGGTAAATCAGCATTAACTGATTTGAGTTTAAATTATACAACACAAGACACGGTTGCGTTTTTTGAAGATGCTAATTATCCAGTAACTACCGAGTTAACTTTAGAATTTCAAGAAATAAACTTAATGCATCGCGGTCTTATAAGAAAAGGATATTAATATGTCAGAATTTTTTGCACATTATCCAAAAATTCCTTATAATATTACAGGTGAAAGAGAGCCAACAAAATTAAAAATTGCAACTGATATTATGAATAGAACAAAAATAAAAAGTGTTCTTGAAAAAACTATTGTTCAATTTTTACCATATTCAATACCTGAAAATGAACGACCGGATGTGACTTCAGTTAAACTTTATGGAGATGTAAAATATACGTGGCTAATTTTTGCTATAAATGAAATACATGATCCTATTTACGGTTGGCCTTTGGGTCAGAGAGAATTTATTACTTATATACAAAACAAATATGGTTCTATTCCAGCTGCACAACAAGGAATACATCATTATGTTCGTATTCTTAGACATAGAGTTGAAGCAAAAGGTGAAAAGGATCCTATTCCTGCATATAAAATAAAATGTGATTTTGATACTTATAAAGATTTACAGCATGGTGATAGAGAAATTGTATATTATTATGATTGGGAAGTGGAACAAAATGAAGCTAAACGTGATATAAAAATAGTTAAACCAGAATATGCATCTATGATTATGTCGGAACATCTAACTAAACTTCTATAGAGGATTAATATTTTATGGCAAAGCAATCCGAATTTGAAGAATTTGGTGCGGCGCAATTCCTACGTAGGAAAAGTGGGTCTAGTATTACTATGCCCAAGGAACAACCTGTCGCCAAAAGCAAAAATTTAAAAGAACCCAAGTATCCTGACAATCTCCCCCATTTTCCGGGTGATTATGAAATTAGGGAATGTAGATTATGGTCTCCACATAAACCCTTAGGTGGTTATATTGATTTAAGACAAACATTTTCTGATTTGAATATCTATGAAGATATTTTTTCTCCTGCCTTACAAATGGATATTACTATTGTAGATGGAACCGGTCTTGAAGAATTTTTACCTATTATGGGTGAAGAACGTATTACTTTAGAATTAAAAACAGGAAATTTGCCAGATATGGCCTTGCCCGATGTTTTAGCATTAGAGGGTCCTGAAGCTACTTCTGTGGAGAATGATCCTCCTGAACCCGGGCCTTTCTCTGGTTCGGAAAATTCTGGTTTAATTAAATTAGAATTTCAAATAGTTAAAATGACTGACAAAACTGCAATGGATACTATTCAAGGTATGTACAGATATACTTTACATGGAGTTTCAAAAGAATATATTGATAGTTGTAAAACTAAAGTTAGAAGAAGTACTATTACACCACCTAATCAATTAAAAGCAAATGAACCACGTAAAATTTCACAGGTTGTTAGAAAATTATATCAAGAATTTTTTAAAACATCTTCTAAAAAGATTTTTGTTGAACCTACAAAAAATTTAACAAAAATAGCTATTCCTAATTTACCACCATTTAAGGCTTTCCAGTTTTTAGCTTCTAGGGCTGTATCTGCGGGTCAACATGCGGTAGGGTCTAGTTTTGTATTTTTTGAGACTACTACCGGTTATCATTTTATTTCTTTAGAAACATTAATGGCTGGTGGGGGTACAGGATATGTTAATCCTCCTGATGAACCTATGGGAACAAGTCCCGCAGAAGGACAGTACTCATTTGCGGAAACAAGAAGTAAAGAAACTTATACTGTTTGGCCCAAAAATCTAACAGAAGATGGATCTATGAAGGACTGGGAAAAACAAGCAGGAATGCAAGCTATTGGTGTTGAAGAATTTTCATTTGCTTCTAATTTTGATGTGTTAGAAAATTTGACAAAGGGAATGTATGCAAATAAATTATTAACACATGATCTTGTTAGGATGAAATTTGATTATGTTGATTTTCAATATATTAATCCAGCAGATCAAGCGGTATCACGAAGAGTTAATAATAATGGTATGGAGGAAACTATACCAAAAACTAAAACTGCGGCGGATAGAAAATCTTTTATGGATGAGTTTGCACATTTAGATGATGGTAATTTATGTACAATAGAACAAGAAGCTTTAGGTGCACCTGAAGCATGCATATCCTTTTATCCTACAAGTTTAGGACATGATTCAATACCTCATTTTTCAAGTGGCATTGGCTCAAAAAGTGTACACGGAGCTCCCAAGGGTCCATTAAATATTGTTCCTAACAGGGTTGAACAATGGATGCAGCAACGAATAGTTCAAGAACAACAACTTAATAATATAAAATTACTTATTAAAGCACCTGGAAGATCATGTAGAAATGTGGGAGATGTAATAGATTTTAAAATGCCATCACCTTCAAAGTTGGAAAGAGGAGCACAAAATCAACCAAAACCAAGTCATCCCGAACACAAATATTTAAGTGGTAAATATTTAATTACCAAATTAAGACACAATTTTACTGCTGAAAAATATACTATAGATTTTGAAGCTATAAAAGATTCTTTAAAAGAACAAATGCCCGGAACTACAGATAATCCTATTGAGGGTTCATCGGCAATAATGAATACAGGTCAAATAAAAATGAGTGAAGACGGCTCACGGGTAGTAGGAGGTTTTTAGTATGTCTTATTTTATGGGCAAAGAAGGATTTGTCTGGTGGCAGGGTGTTGTCGAAGATCGCCATGATCCCCTTTATCTTGGTAGATGTAAAGTTAGAATATTAGGATGGAATGATGAAAAGAAAGTACATCAATCAACAGAATCATTACCTTGGGCATATCCTGTAGCACCTATTACTTCTGCAAGTCAAACAGGAGTGGGCACAACACCGTTGGGTCCTGTAGAAGGAACATGGGTTCTAGGTTTTTTTAGAGATGGTGAATCTGCACAGGAGCCAATGTTTTTTGGTACACTTGGTGGTATTCCTGAAAGAGATGCAAAGGGTGAAAATTTAGATAAAGGATTTATTGATCCCAGACAACCTGATGGAGATTTAATAGATTTTGGACATCCTCTTTATCCTGATGAAATAGGTACTAGACAGCTAAATTATAATATGATTAGCAAATATGCAGGTCAACATGTACCTAGAGAACCAGCTTCAATTTTACATGATGCAAATCCAGATCCTACAGCTAATCCTCAAGATGTAACTATAAGACCACCTTCCGGTTCTGGGCCATTAGCAGATCCCGGAGTTAAATTGAAAGCGGGTGCGAGGGATACTGAACACGCGGCTCATGTAAAAGGTGAATATTCTAATTTTCCTGTAACACAATTAATTAAAGCGCCTTTTGCTAGGTCACCATCTTTTACTGTTAAAGTGGTAGAAAACCCAGTTAAGTCTACTTTTCCTGATGTCGGACTGGCACCTTTGGATAAAAGTATTCCTAATTCATTTATTTCTACTACTAGAAATTTAAATTATCTTAAAGAACCTACTACTAATAGATTAGCTAGAGGAGCAAGAGGAACAGATCGTACTACAGATCCATGGATTACTGGTATTGTATATGAAAAGGCTCTTAATAGAGAACAAGGACAAGTAAATATTCCTTGTTCAGATGGTACTACTTGGTCTGAACCTTATCCCCCTTGGGCAGCAGTATATCCTTATAATCATGTACATCAAACGGAGAGTGGTCACATTATCGAAATGGATGATACACCGGGACATGAGAGATTACATTGGTATCATCGTACTGGAACTTTTACAGAAATTCACCAAGTTGGTATTAAAGTAGATAAGATAGTTAATGATTATTATAATATTATTTTAGGACAAAGATTTACACATATTGAGGGTAGTGATTGTATTACTATTGATGGTAAGCAGGGTGTTTATGTTAAGAAAATGAAACAAGATAAAATAGGAGCATCTTATCTTATTGACATGGGTGGTGGCGCATTTAAACTTAATAATCCCGGACATGGTGTTGATATATTTGGTTATGATTTAGCATTTGAGGGACAAGATAGACTTAATTTGGGTGCGGTTCGTTTTTTCCGTCATTCACAATCAGCACATTCACATACAGATAATGACCAAACAGATATTGTTGGTGGTATTTGGAAAATGAATGCTGGTTCTATAAGTTGGAATTCTATTGGTTCAAGTTCATTGAAAGTTGGCCAATCTATGTCTACAAATGCAACTGATTCAATATTTGAAACTATTAGTGGTTTAATACCTGGCGCGGCATTTGGACATGCAAGGAAATGTACTGCACTTAATGGTAGAATAAACTTTGAAGCTACTAATTCTATATTAAATGGAGGTATAGAATTATGGTTGGGACCACAAGGACTTTCATCGAAGATTGAAATCTTACCACATGGCATTGAACTAATAACGAATACTGGTGTAGATGGTATTAGAGCAAATTCATTACTAGGAGATGTTACTCTTGAAACATTAGGAGGAAGTATTAAAGAAACAAGTTTATTATCTGCATTTGAATTAGATAAAACAGGACAGGCTCTTATGCAGGGATTATTAGGGGAGGTGAGTATTAAATCTTCAGGTAAAATTAAAGTTCAAGGATTAATAATTACATTAAAAGAATTTATGGAAGAGATTATAGATATAATAACAGAACATACACATCCAACTGGAACGGGGCCATCGGGACCACCAATGCCACCCGCATCAGTAAAATTAAATTTATTAAAATCTTTAAAAGTAGGACAAAGTTTCGAATAATGGCATTAGTACCAAGTATAATAAAAAATGAATTAGGAATGATGTTTGTAGAACATCCTGTTATGGGATTAACCCCCGGGCAAAATGTAGCGAAAGCAACAAAAAATTATTTGTCTATGTCAATGAATACTGGAGGTTTTCCTTTTACTACTGTTATGAATGAACCTTTTGGAATGAATATGGGCCAAATTTTTGAGGGAAAATTACCTGTTGGTGTAACTATAGGTCAAGCAATAGGAACAGAATTAATGAATATGGCACAAACATATATGAGTGGTCAACAAATAGGGCCACCTGTTACTGCTCCAACTCATATACCTCAGTTAATGCAATTATTTAATGCCTATGCTCCCTCACCAATGGATTTTGGTAGACAACTTGGCGGTATTATATCTGATTGGATTGGAACTTGGGTAGTAAGTGGATTAATTCCCGGAACACCACCTGTTCCTTTTTCGGGACCTTTAAATTAAAGAGAAATTATGGCAGGAGCAATACAAAAGAAAGTTAAGGAAGTTGTATCAGAATTAAAAAATTCACCTGATAATTTTTTACTTGCACGTGAAAGTATTTTAGATTCTATTACTTTAACACGGGAGTTCGCTCATACCATGTTGAATGCTCTTTGTGAGAAATTTACTTCTTCATCGGGTGATTATTCTCTTCATCAAGTGTGTCAAAATCTTGCACAACAAAGAGCAATATGTTATGGAGCTAGAGATTTAAAAACTTCATTTAAAAAATTCGATTTTCCTGCATATGAAGTTGTAAATGGTGCATTGGGTCTTACAGAACCTAATACTTCATTTGCTGGTGTCGCAGCATCTCAAATTTTAGGTGAATATCAAATAACATTAAGTGATGTTGCAGGGACAACACAATCTGTTCCACATCCTACAGTAGGTACTAATACATTTAGTACATACGTTGGTGATTATTATCTTGTTAGATCAAGAGTAGATGGAGAATTAGTAGATGTTAATCAAAACATTGCGCCTTATACAACACCCGATTCTGAAATTGTTTTTGGTAATACTATACCGTGGGGAGGAGATGTATCTGGAGAAGAGACTGCCAATACTTGGAATTATCATTGGGCAAAATGTAATGTAGCCTCAGTAAATGTTATTAATCCCGGAGCATATAATGAATTAACTACTATGAATTTTGAGGATTTGACTCAAGGAAGTAATACGGAATATACACCTGTAGGTCCCGGTTTTGGAGGTACACATTATTTAAAGAGACATGAAGATTCAGTAAACACGTTCACTATCACGGGTACCGCTACATATAATACACAAGAAATTACTAATGTTTCTGATGAAGATATGGCTAAAGTGAAACATGGTGATGTAATAACTTCATCTAATTTACCAATAGGATATTATGGCCCGACAACAATACTTGCAGCAAAAGCAGCAGAAAATAAAATTAGACTAAGTGATTTAGTTTATGATATAGGTACTGTAACTCAAGAAATGAATACTGTATATTTGACAGGCGGAACGTTTCCAGATACAGTAGGAATTAATGGTGCTGAAATAACTTTTCCCGGAGGTGGTGGTACAATATACAGTAGACTTAGTGATATTAAATTAGAATTAACATCTTCTGCAAATGTTTGGACACAGCAAGCATATTCTATAACTTATGGTGGAAAATCAGAATCAAATGGTGTAATAACTTATACAGTTAATAGTGTTCCTTTTGGTCACGCAAAAGATGATATTTTTTGTCAAGTAAAAATAACAGCTGAAGGTATTGTTAAAAATCCAGATTGGAAACCTTTAGGAGATGAAGCAGGAGATTATAGCGGTGCTGATGCGGGACCAGATGATTTATTAAGTGCAAATACTACTCAATTTGTTGGCCTGTTAGGATTTTTTGATCCTGATAATGGTTCTGCAAATGCAACTAATGATTTGACAAGAAGTGCAAGAGATGATTTTGCTTCAGCTGGTAAAGAATTTAATGAAGTAATTTATCCTAATGTAGAAACTAATCCTTTAAAACCCGCAGTTGGCCCAACTCATGCAACATATAAAGTAGAAAATAGTGAATTAACTGGAACACAACCACCAAATTTGGGTCGAGATGATGTATATAGTGGTAGATATATTCGTTGGGATAATAAAAGAGCAGATGCTGGTGGTGCATTACCAGAACACAGATATTATACAGATAGTGCAGAAAAATTTTATTATGAATTACCTGCTAATGCAGGATATACATCTGGAACTGTAACTGTTGCAAATCATCCGATGCCGGCCGATGCTGAACCTCCGCATTCTATTGCTAAAACGGGATTATCTGATTGTGTTAGTAGAATACATGGAACAACTGTTGATATTTCTGGTACTTCTATCGGTGTAGGAGCCACAGGAGATATTCCTGCAGATGATGATACTACATTACCAGCCACAAGTGGAATTATTAGTCCTCCTTCTCAAGGATCAACAATCGCTAATTACTATTCACTTAGTGGAAACTATTTTTATCATAATAGAATATATTGGGCAACTGTTACTACTACTTCAGGTACTAACTGGACTGGTACTATTGGTACTCAAACTACACCATTTTCATGTAGATATAATTTTGTACAAAAACATATATACGAAGCAGGCGGTTCTGCAAATTCTACAATGAATGCTGATGTACAATTTATACGTGATACAGTAGATGATCTACAAGCAATAGATAGTTTTAGAGATCCTCTTGTTTCTGATGCAGAAGCTGGTGCTAGTGGAATATCAGATGAAGATTTTGATAATTATTTAGCTTCTGAACCAGACGGTGATTTGGCAACATTATCTACTTCATTAACAAATTTTCGTAATAGTTTCACTGCTCAGGGTAGAACGGGTTCGAATAATGGTAATAGTAATAAAGGAACATTAATAACTTATGCCAATACTCAATGGGCAGCTTTTCATTCAGAATTACAAACATTTTTAGATAATTGTTTAAAACGTGTTGCGGAAATAGATACTCGAATTGGAGTACCAACTAGATCCGGAACAAGAGCAACATCACGTGGAATACCACCAGCAATTTATGTATCGGCAATTCCTTCATCTAATACAACTGGCGGCCAAGTGCCTTATGGTAGATCACTTTATAATAATTGTAACCATTTATTGGGTAAAGATATAGAATTATTAGGAAAATTAATAACTGATGTTCAATCTTTGGGTTCATTGGTAGATTTAGTAAAAAAAGCTAGAAACAAATATGAAATTTATAATGAAAGAGATAAGGAGTATTGATGGCAAAGAATAAATGGAGTAAAGATGGAGCTCAAAGGAATGATATTAAAAATTTATTAGGTAAAACTAAAGAATTTGCGGAATTATATTTAACCGTTCTTAAAGAAAGAAGAGATCAATATCAAGAGGAATTAGATAGAGAGAAGGAGAAAGAAGTAAATGGCTGATAAATGGGGTAAATGGACTAGTGCAGATGCAGGAACTATTAAAGAAATTGCAAAAACTGCAGAGACTTTAGCAGAACAGGTTCAAACTACTTCTGTATTGGCGTCAAGTGCTATGACTGTGGTAAAATGGATTGCAGAATTACAATCTGTAAATCCAGTTTTTAAAGCATTAGATGCATTAGCTGATGAAATTTTAAAAGCCGTTCAAGATATAAAAAATGCTGGATACTACTATTTAATTGTTGATCCCTATTCTCCTAAGAAAAATGTAGAACCTTATGTTAATCCTGCGGGAGGTTTAGGTTTTGAAGTTATACGGGATGAAGCTGGCAGGGAATTATTTTGGGATCCTAATGCGGCAGATCCAGAAGGTACAACAACAGCTGTCTATCCGGGAATGGGTAGTTCTCATGAATTTAAATTTGTTACTCCTAGAAAATTAGTCGCGGGTGGTCGTAAACCTTATGATCACAATAGTATAACTGGTTTAGTTGATCCATTTTCTATAATGACACCCTTTCCTGTATATAATGCTCAAACGGTGATAAAAACAATGTGTGAAGCTTTTCAAGATGAGGGTGATGTTCCTAAATTTCAAACTTCAGTATCTCCTGGCGCGCCATATCCTAAACTGGGTGATAATGTATTTAATGATGATGGAGATATTGTGTCGGGATTTGATCCTGAAATCAAATACGCACAACAATTATGGGATTCAGGAAAGATGAAACCCAATGGTACACCTCATACTGCTTCTGTGATGATGAATGGTGGTTGGAAAAACCAAAGAAGGAAAATCAATCATCAAGTTACCGCAGGAAGACCTTTCATTAATGGAGCAACATTAAATTTATCAGATTTAAGTACATTGAAGGAAGATGTAGAAATCCATTCATCTTGTATGGTTTTTATTATAGGTGCAACATCATATAAACATTTTACTGAAAGTTTTAATGCATTTTCTAAGCTATTTTCAGATATAGATGAACTTCAGGCCGGTATGACTGATAGTATTATGAAAGCTTATGAGGCTTTTACTAAACCTGCTACGCAAGTTTTAAATTTAACTATGTGTGATTCAAAATATGGTTTATTTGAAGTGGGAGATGTTATAAGAGGTCATAATTATGGAGGATTAGGTAAAATAACTTCTATAAATTCTACGGCTACATCAAATACTTCTATGGTTTCTACTGTGCGAGTATTACAGACTGATGATATAGGAATTACAAAAGCTAGATTTGCAGAACGTGATATGAATTCAGATGGTCGTTATCAAGATATGGAAGTAACAATCTTACCTATTCCTACTAAAGAAAAAAAGGCGGTAGAGGATTGGACACCTAATGATTCAGTTTATGAACAAGAAGTTAGGGGTACTTGGGGAAAAGGAGAAGAAGTATATCCTAATTATATGACTAAAGGAGTTGTGGCCATGAACGAAGCTAGGGCGCTTGCACATTCTTCAGAAGAGGCCGCAAAACAAGCAACTGCTCCCTCAAAAAGAATTTATCCAAAATATGGTACAGTAGCAATGCAAAGATTAGAACATCCGCAAGAATCTATTTCTCCTGATTTTAAGGGAATTCAAATCGGCCAAATGATTCCTGGCTGGAATGAAGTTTTTGAGAGAATTGAGGGTTATATAGGAGTAGTAAAATCCTATATTGCCACTTCTGCAGATTTTATTCAAGATATGATTGATGCCCTCAATGAGCTCATAGATTTTTTAGAAAGCTTAATTACAGCTATTCAAGACTTTTTAAAATTCTTTGAAGTGGATTTATCAAGCTCAGGAATATATTCTCTTTACATATCAAGTGAAGCTGGAGGAACTGAAGGATTAATAGGTAAAATTCAAAATGCAGAAGGCCTTCCTAAAAATTTAGATTATTCTGCTGGTATTCTATTTGTTGGAATAGGATCTTATAATGACCTCTTAGGTCCCATATTTGATCCTAAGCAAGGATGGAAGTAAAAGTAACTAAATAATACAGAGGATTATATGGCTACAACACACGGACAAGATTATATAGATTTTGATATGGATATGACTGCTCATCCTGATCATGGAGACCTAACTCAAGTTAAAAAAAATAATGTTATCAGTAGATCCATTAAAAATATAATGAAAACATCACCAAACGAAAGATTATTCCAACCAAATATAACAGGAGGTGTTGCTGATCTTTTATTTGAAAATTTTGGACCCTTAACTGATAGTAGATTAAAAGTAGCAATTCAATCTTCCATTGAACAATTTGAACCTAGAGCTATAGTACAAAAGGTTATTGTAAACAGAATGGAAGATGAAAATGCTTATCAGATTCGTATCGAATATTTACCAGATAACAGTACCGAAACCGAATCTACTGAAGTGTATTTGGAAAGGACATAAAAAGATATGGCAAGTACAGAAGGAAAGCTTAATGTATCAGAATTAGATTTTACTCAAATTAAAGAAAATCTGATAGGATTTTTAAAGAATCAAGAAGAATTCGTTGGTTATAATTTTAGGGGATCATCCTTTGATGTTCTTCTTGATGTATTAGCATATAATACACATTATAATTCATATTATGCAAATATGATTGCAAACGAAATGTTCTTGGATTCAGCCGTACTTAGAAATTCTGTAGTTGCTAGAGCGAAACATTTAGGATATTTACCACGTTCAGCAAAAGGATCAAAAGCTTATGTTGATCTTACAATTACACCACCTGATGACCCTGCAGTTATAACTATCCCCAGATTTACACAATTTCAGGGAGATGTAGATGGTGTTAATTATGTTTGGTGTACAGCAAATTCACATGCAGTTAATATTAATGCGAATCTTGTATATACAGTATCTAATGTAGAATTAACTCAAGGAATACCAATTTCTTATAAGTACACGGCTGCAACTGCCGATGTTGACCAGAGATATTTACTTCCTAATGCAAATATTGATACAGACACATTAACTGTAACAGTACAAACATCTGCAACGGAATCTGCTTCTTTTGCCTATGATTTAGCAAATGATATTACTACTGTTAATTCTACTTCTAAACATTATTTCTTAGATGCTCAAGACGATGGATTATATGAAGTACAATTTGGAGATGGAATATTAGGTAAAGAAATTGCAAATGGAAATATTATTACATTGTCTGGATTAGTAACTGATGCAAATGCAACAAATGGATGTAAAACGTTTTCCGTTGTATCAGATGTTGGTGGTTATTCAAATGTTAAAAT